TCCCTATCTTTAAGGATCATCATCTTAGGAACTGCACCAAGGCCATGGCCTACAGTTGCTCCTGATGTAGAGTTGCCAACGTAAGTAACTATACTAAAGCCACTGGTAGTATTAGTTGATACTGTTGACGTAATACTGCCATCAGTATTGGTGCTGCCAGTGGTGTTATCTGCAAGCCAGCACCATGCGACGTATGTGTTTGTTCCTGTGTTTAAACCATTGTGCGTACCCACCGTGAAACCGTCGCTATCAAATGACGTTATACCCTGCGCCTGTGTAAATTCTGCCTGGACTGAATTAGTAAGAATCTGTTTTGTAGAGCCACGTACAACATCCATTAGCCGATGATTGTCTGCGTAACTTCGCGGCTTGCCCCATACCCAGTCAGGCTGGAAGCCTACGCCAGTGACGCTAAAGGCTACTCCAGAATTACCGGTGAACAATACGGGATTAAAATACTTTGACCCATCTGTGATCGATGGTGTGGCTATGAAGGCTGTGCTTAGTTCTTCGTAACCTGTTGGCGCAGTCCCTTCCCAATCTCCAGAACTAAATCGTGAGGTTGCTACGCTTGTGCTATACTGTGCTATCATGGGAATAGCATCATCCGCATCTATTCCAGTAAAGATAGCGTAAGAAGTTCCACTTCCTTCTATCTCTGCTAAGATAGTTGAACTTGATGCAGATGATCCTGTACCGTCTTTCCAAGTGCCTTCAGTACCCATCCACAAAGCACCCCGTGCCGGATCAAACGCCAGCATTACATAGTCTCCTGTTGATATAGGAAACGTCCTACCTCCAGAACTTTCATTTGCATAAGAGCCTGTGACAAAAGCTTCATTATTCTGAATACCAGCGGCTTTGTTACCTGCCGGATTGTTTACCCCGCCGGGTACGTTACCAAGCGAAGAAACACCCATATTTAAGCTGCCTCGATTGTCAGCATGAACTTCCCAATATGTCTTATAGGATAACGCCTGTGTAGCGTATGATCTGTGCCAAAACCCACTTGTGCCAGAGTTGGTTACAGTCAGATTTCCATCGCTAAGAACAGAACCAGTGCTGTGCAAATTTAGAACATTGAGGGTTGCTTTGTTCAGAGTCGGCGTATCCAGCATCTGGTCTGTAGTGGCTAGTGCTACTGTCGTAAAATCTAAATTATTACCGCTAAAATCTTCCCCCAATGCGCTGGCATTTTCTCCGGTCTGATGATACCCGTTATTACCAAACGAACCTGAGTAAGCCTTTGGCACCCAGACACCGGAATCATTAAACTCGCCAAAAGCAGTAGGTCCAGCATTCTCGCCATCTAGCACATACATATCTGCCATGTATCCAGCAAAAAGCTGTGACGATGGGCCAGAAGACGGTATGCCGTTTGTACCCCACGTATGGGCAATTGAACCACTACTAGCAGTCCAGTTTATTACACGGTTTAGCGTTGGATAAGTGGCGGTACTAAACGATGTTACTTTTTCACCATTTACATACAGGCTAGCTCTATCTGCGGCTGTAGCGGCAGAAGTATCAATCTCAGCTACAATATGATACCATGCGCTAACATCTCTGAAGACCTGATTAGTAGTTAAAGTATAAACAGACGTTGCCCCCGAAAATGTAATAGTGTTATTCGTATTAAATCTTAAAGACTCATAAGTTGATCCGGCTGGGTTACCTGAATAAGCTATGGCTTGGTTATAACCTAAAGTGCACCTTTTTACCCATGCTGAAATCGTTGCTTTTTTATCGCTAGTAGGCGTACCAGTTAGTGCCAATCGGTACATCTGTGCACCGCCAGCATTTACACCATCGACGTTATCAAACCGGATCGACTGATCGATGGTGTAACCACCGCCAGCACCAGATGCACCTGCAATTATGTCGTTTTGAAAAACCATTTATATTTAGTCTTCTTCTTTGTTATCTTCTTTAATTAAAGAATCAGTCAACATTTTTACAAAAGCACTTTTACCAACTTCAAGCTGATCTACATTAAATCTAGCAGAAGAAAGTTTACGATCTAGATCAGCAATATGATTTACATATAGCTGTTGTTCTTCAGTCATGTCTTCGTATTGATATTCTACGTCATCAATAATAATTGGGGTTTTTTCATTTTTTCCCATTATCATTCTCCTTTTGTTTATGTGTTAAGTTAAGCTGCCCAAGGGGTGCCACTACCCTCTGTAGGATTTTCGAGAAGCTGCAACTGATCAGCTACGTTTGCTTCGATAGAAGCTACTTCTTCAGCACCTAGAGCATCTTTTGTCCACTGTAGTGCCTGTGCTTCAGTAATGTCAGCATAGGGTGTAAAGTTAGATAGATCGTCAGTTGGAATACCTACTGATCCATAAACTCTAGCCTGATTGTCTTGATCGTCAGCATCAATGCACTGCCAATGAGAATTATTTACTACATCTGTTTCACCGTCTAGTGATACAGCATAATCTAGTTGTACGATAGACCAAGTAATTGCCATTTTATTTATCCTTTAATTTAGCTTACGTTAAGAGTTGCAACAGCATGAATTGCTGTAGTAGTATATACGATATAATCAATTCTGTCAACTGATCCTGCAGCAGTAGACAATGTAGGTGCAGTACCACCAGCAAATTTCCAATAAGAACCAAAAGACAATGTTCTTGATCCTGTACCGTCCTGCACAACAAAGATACTGCCTGTCTGACCTGCATCAATATTTGATGGATTAGCAAGTGTACGATTACCGGCAAGAGTTACTGAGAAGTTCTGGTTAGTATCAAAGTTAGGCGTGATGGTTGCACCATCTGTTAACGTACCAATAGTAGCTAAAGCAGGTCCATTTACATGTAATTTCTTTACTGGAGATGTTGTACCAATACCGACATTGCCACTGGAGTCGATACGCATTTTTTCAGAATCGTTAATCCAGAATTTGTGATACAAATTATGGTTATAACCGTATCCGCCAATCTCAGTTACTGCGGTTCCTGCGTTATTCTGTGCAGTAAATATCCAATCGGTTTCAAGGTTTGAGCCAGCCTTTGTATGCAGAACTGTAGCTGGTGACGTAGTACCAATACCAACATTACCGCTGCTGTTGATACGCATCTTTTCAGACGTAACAACTCCAGAGTCGTTAGATGACCCATTGTTGCCGACATTAAACGAGAGATATTCATTCCCCCAAACACCGCCATTAAATCCGGCGATAATATCTGCGGTTCGTCTAACTCCATTGTCCGCACTACCCTCAAAAGTGCTGTACAGTGCAAGGTCAGCGTCTTCACCTTGCGCCGCACCGGGCGTTGAAAATGCAGCAGATGAGGTACCTGTTCCAGCCTTTCCGCCGCGCACTTCAAGTTTTCCATGTGTACTTGAAGTTGTACCAATACCGACATTGCCGCTGCTGTCGATACGCATGGCTTCTGAGTTTGTCGCACCTGTTCCTGAGTTAAAAATCAGACCACCAGCAATTACCCCTGAAGTCGAACCTCCAAAGGTGATTGAACCGCCGTTGTTAAATGCATTACCACCCGCAATGCTGTACGTCGAGGATGTGGCTTCGCTGAACATGTTTCCGCCGCCAGCAAGGGCAATGTTGCCGCTTACAGTTAGTTTCTGGCTTGGTGACGAAGTACCAATGCCAACTCTGTCTGTACTTGCATCAGCAAACAAAAGATTAGTATCAGTATCACCCTCAACTCTGAAGTCTAAATTTCCTCCATCTTCATTAAATACTGTTTGACCACCTACAAGAGTGATATGATTTACAGATTCCCTAGTTATGTTTGCCGTACTACCGATTGCAGCAAATGAATAATCGTAAGTTGAAGAACTAGCAGATTGAGATTCTAGATGAATAGAAGACTGATTATAAGAACCTGGCGTTGCATGATATGAAACTGCCGCTATACTTGCAGCACTACCAGATCGATATATGTGAAGATCATGAACTGGCGAACTGGTCCCAATACCGACGTTGCCGCTGCTGTCGATACGCATACGTTCGGTATTATTAGTTGTGAAAAGAAACGCATTTGGATTAAGCGTGCCTATGTCCAAATTTTTTGAGTTTTCTGTACGTAAAATAATACTCGTAGAGGAAATCCAATATGCTTGGCGAACACCAGTGTCGTAGATAGATATGTAAGGAGTATTAGTGCCTTCAAAACGAGCAACTTCGTTCGAAGCACCGCTTGAAACATGAAGCCTTACTGCGGGTGACGAAGTGCCAATACCGACATTGCCAGTGCTGGTGATACGCACACGTTCATTTGTGCCGCCAGTGCGAAGTAAAATTTCACCATTAGACTGTAGCGCATCAATGTTCAGATATGGGTTTGATGCAGAAGTCCCTAACCGCCACATATCACCGTTTACAGATGAATTACCTGTTACATAAACACGATTAGCATCTGAAGTAATAAGTTCTAACGCTTCAAAAGAACCTGCCCCACTAAATGTGCCCTTACCTGCAACGGTAAGCGGTGTAGTAGGCGACGAAGTACCAATACCAACATTGCCTGAAGTGTCCATAGTAATTCTATCAGTCGCACCAGTGCTATCACGAATTACAAAGTCACCTGATGAACCTTTAGATTGAATTAAATGTGTACGAGTACCAGTAGATATAGCAAGTTCAGCAATGTCTGATGCAGTACTTCCAGTTACTTTAGTGCGAGTTTGAAGTGTGCCACTTGCAGCTTGGCTTTCAAATTGGGCTACTGGGGAAGTAGTGCCAATACCGACATTACCGCTGCTATCGATACGCATACGTTCTGCGGCAGAAGTATAGAAACGCATATTATCGCCTGAGTGATTGTACAGAACTATACCACGGTATGCTTCATCTCCTGCTGTTCCATCAGCAAAATGAATACTTGCACTTGAGGTTGTATTTGAAGTAATGGTAATTCCAGCATTTCCATTTTCATAAACAACAAGATTGTTTGCGTAATTATTATAAGAACTAGGGGAACTGGTCCCAATACCGACATTGCCTGACCCATCTATAACCATTCGATCTTGCGGCGTACCTGTGTTGTAATCAGTAAACCGCAAAAGGCGTGTTGTGTTTCCTGTTTGCGGATAGATACGCCATGAAGCATCTGGAGCCGTTGCGGTGTCAGTTAGTTCAATGAAAACACCAGTGTTATCTGTAACAGTTAAGGCACCCGCAATCGTGGCGTTTTGGCTGCTGTCTATGGTCAGGGCGTCAGTGTTTCCCGTGCGGAGTTTAACCTCACTATAAGCTGCGTATAGGCTAACAAACGGTCCACCGCCAAATGATGGCATCGTCCGTATATCCCAAGATGCTGCGTTGCTTGATAAGGTTGTGACCACCTGAGATACGTTCACATTGCCTGTGCCTGTTAAGCGGTAATTAATGGTTGGAGTAGCTGTATGTTGCTCTAGATTACCATCAACATCCAGTCCTGTGACAGTCGTCGCACCAGCCGTTAGATCACCACCAATACTGACATTTCCACCAACATTAAGTGTACCGCCAATTGATGCAGATGTAATAACTGTTAGTGTATTAAATGTTCCACTATCAGCAGATACGTCACCTTCAATGATTGCATTGATTGAAGTAATTGCTGCAGCATTTACACTTGTAAGTGCAGATACGTTTGCTACTACAACATTAATACTTGTAATAGCTGCTGCATTTACACTTGTAAGTGCAGATACATTTGAAATTACAGAATTAATTGAAGTAATCGTTGGTCCTACAAATGATGTAGCACTAACTGTACCACTTACTTGAATACCATATGGAAAATCTGCATCTTGACCATCTGCTAAAGTAAGCATTGAAAAAGAACCAGTATTTGTTAATTTAATTTCATTACTTTGAACAAATAAACTACCAGTTCCTGTTTCTTTAATTACAGAATTACTACCATTATGAAGTATTTGTAAATCATTTCCTGTTCCAAAATTTAATGTAGCATCATCAGGAAAACTAGCTGCACTAACAACTGTTAGCTGATTAACGGTATATGAAGATACTGATGTAGGAGCAGTTGGTAGATTGGTTAGATTTGAACCATCACCATAAAATGAAACGGCTGAAACATTGCCTGTAAAAGTACCATATGTTGCTGAAAGAGTTGTTTCAACAGCTAGTCGATATACCCGCAATGAAGATACACTAACAGATGTAAAGCTAAGTGTAGAAGATTTAAGATCAGTTGCTGAAATTGTAATTGCAGTAATATCACTTGCATTTAGATAATCAATACTAACTGATGTACCATAAAACTGTGTTGCTCTTAAATCTGAAATACTTGCACTAACAGCAGTTAGTCCTGAAATGTCTGCGATGCCACCGCTTACATTATAAGCTGTTGTTGCATTAGTAGCAGATACTGCAAAGGTTGCACTATCAGCACTTGTAGCAAAAGCTGCACTTGAAGCAGATACAGCAAAAGAAGCTTCTCCTGCACTTGCAGCATATGAAGCACTAGATGCAAAGGAAGCACTAGCTGCAAAGTTAGCATTAGTAGCTGAAAGAGCAAATGAAGCATTTGTTGCTGAAGCTGCAAATCCTGCTGATGTAGCAAAAGTTGCTGAAGCTGCTACAATTCCAGTTAGATTTGAACCATCACCATAATATTCAGTTGCTGAAATATTCCCACTAAATGTTGCATTAGCACCTGAAATATCTCCTGCTGAAACTGTTCCTGTAAATGTTGCAGAAGAACCAGTAAGTGCACCTGAAACACTAACTGTTGAATTAAATGTTGCGGCTCCTTCAATAACAGCAGTTCCGCCAATTGAAGTATCTGAACTAAAGTCTGCTGTTGTTCCTTTAAACGTACCACCAATAAATTCAGATGCACGAATAGTTGGAACTGAAACACTTGTACTAACTGCAGTAGCACTTACAATCTGTCCTACTTCATTAATTTCAAGAGTTGTTAATGGACCATATGTACCAGATACAACTCCAGTAGTATTAAGAGCAATAGTAGGATTACCTTCAGTACCATCCCCATTAGTAATCGAAACACCCGTACCGCCTGTAATCGTTCTACCATATACATTACCTGCACTTACAGCTACAATGCCTGTAGCACCTGTTAGGTCTGCTACTGCATTAAGCGTTGAAGCATTAGCTGTAAGAGTTACTCCACTTAGTTGAAATGTTCCATCAATATTTACTGCACTTTGACTAAGTTGTAAAGGTGAGTTATTACCCTGACCATCTTGTACAGTTTGTACTGAACCAGTTAATCCAGTATTGCTACTTCCAACTTGTAAAAGTTGTTTATAAGTATTAGCAATTTTTGTTCCAGTAAGTGTAGCCATTATATACTATTCCAATAGTTGTCAGTTTCTTCCCAAAGAGATAAAGCAGCTTCCCAATCTAGATTACGTTCAGCATTAAGTTCTGGACGTGGATTACGTATTGCTGGATTATCTCTTACATCAGGCGTTTTATTTTGTGGATGGTTCTTTAGATCATAAGCACCATCGTAGTCTGTTGGGCAAACAAGCATTCCATAGCTGTTCATTTTTAGTACCCTATGAGGATACCTAAAACCGCACGTATCGCATATTGCTAATGCTCTTTTAGTGCTTGCCATAATTCTTAAACTCTATTTAAATTAGGTACTATACGCAAACTTGCTCTTTCTCTATCTTCATCCATTGCACGTGCTAGACGTTCTTCATATTCAGCTTTAAGAAACTGAATACGTCCACCTTCTACACCGGGACGTTTCATTGACATAAAGTAAGATAGTCCTGCAGTAAGGCAGGGATAAAAACGTCTAGAAATATCTGCAGTCTGTACAGCAGATTTGTTTACATCTTGAGTATACCGCACTTGTTCAATTTTTAAAAGGTCTGTTGTATTTTCTGGAATAGGCCAGAGATACATTGTGGGGTTGTCTCTATCACGCCGTATAGCATACTGTGATGGACGACCTGTTTGACCTTTACGTGGAATCTTGAGATATTCTTCCATTGTAAT